ACCAATGGAACCACGCCTGATCTGCCCAGCGCCATACGGTCTTGATCGTGCCGCTCTTGGGCAGCGTCGTCACATCGGTAAGGCCGTTGTACGAAACCAAATCACCGTCGCGCAGATCGCAATTGACCGCGTCCTGGGCTTGATCCGATTGCAGCAAGCGCGGCGCCACACCGGGCACCGCGCCACGGAATCGGTCGATGGTGAATCCGGTCATCGCGGCGGGCCGCCTCCCCGAGAACCGCCTTCGCTTTGCGCGCCGTCGTTGCCCGACTTGCCCTGGTTGCGCTTCGCCTTGGCCTCATCGCGCTCGGTCATGCGCTCGACAATGCCCTCACCGGCCCCGGCTCCAAAATAGAATCCGAGAATGATCATCATCGCCCAATGCAACTTGAACGCAGCCATCAAGGCCGTTACCGCGACCACGGTCGACACTTGGATCGAACCATCGTCGGCGATGACTTGCTCGCCTTGGTACACGTCGTACAGCACAGCGCCTAGCGAGATCATGAAGCACAGCAGGAACGTGAACGCGAACATGAGGGCCAGGAGCCGCTGCGCGATCTTGAAAGGCTCATACGCCTTCATCTTGCGCTCGACCGCTTTAGCCTTCGCCTGAACTTTCTCTCCCTCGGACGTGTGCATATCGTCGATGAGCTCGATCCCCTCCGAGATAACATCGCCCCCGCCGAGAATCTTGCCGACTGCGCCCCACATATGGCCCCCTAGTCTCGGTCCAACCGCGTCTGAACACGGCTTACAAAGTCGTCCCACGGAAAGCCGCGCCCCGGGTCACTCTTGCGTTCGGGGTCTACGTCCGAGTGACGGTCAAGCTCGTCGGGCTCCGTCCCGATGCCCCACTTGCTGCACCACTCGGCGACTTGGTCGGCCGTCGCCTCAAGGGCCGGCTTGGCCGTCCACGGCTCGGCGATACGCTGGAGAAACGTCGAATACTCGTAGACGCCCGGAACCAGCACTTCGACGCCAAGCGAGTCGGTGTTGAACCCTTCAGCGTGGTACGCGCCCTCGTCGTCTTCACGGCAGCGAATGATCGTGCCGTCCGGGGCGACCAGCGCATGGGCGGACAAGCCAATCGCGTCAAGGAATGAGGCCGCATAGACCCGCTCGCCTTGAAAATCGATCTGGTAGGCCATCGCGTGGACGATGATTCGCCGGGGCATTTGTTGCCTCGCGCCGTGCTCAAGGCGGCGCCAAATCAAGTTGTCCATGCCGTTTTCCTCCGCCACACAAAAAAGGCGGCCCGCAGCCGCCTCTCCCTATGTGTCCCCGCCCTACGGCCCGCCTTTGCTCAGCAGCACCGCTTTACCGACGGCCACCAGCTTTTCCCACCACATCGCAGCCATCGAGCCGAGCGCCACCAGGGTTGCAATTAGCCAACGCCCGAAGCGAACCGCGCCGGTCGCGCGCTCGACCCGCGCCTTGACCCCGCCGTTGCCGGCGTCGCCCGCCTCAGCCTTGCCGCCGAGATCCTGGCGAATCGCTTGCAAGGTCTCGTTGATCGTCTGGCTGTCCTGATGGGCCTCGGCGCGATGCGCCTCGACGGTGCGCTCAAGCTTGTTCACGCCGACCTCGACCCGTGTCACACGCTCGCCCAGATCGCCGACGTGGTCATGGAGCTGGCTGATCTGCGCTTTGTGGTCATCGACTTGCCGCTGCAATTCAGACGGCGTCGGCGGTTCTTCGCTCGCTCCGGGCATCGGTGCGCTCCAAATAACAAAGCCCGCTCATGGCGGGCTTTGGGTCGTCGAACCTGATTGCGTGGCGGCGGCGAGCGCCATTTTGACCATACGCGCTTTCATCAGGCGATTCTCGTGCCTTGGTATGGGCACCGACTGCACTGCACCGGCACGCGCGGCGGGTTCGACAGAAGCAGATCGGCGCTAGTGTCGCGTAGCTCACCCCCACAGTCGGGACACGCGATGCCATTGCGTACCGGCTGCGATATAGCCGCGTAGAGCCGCTGGCGCCGCTCATTGTGCTCGTCCAGTGACATCACGACGGCCAATTGATCGCCTTGAGCGCATCGGTGTCGCTATTGCCGTACGCCGAATCTATCTGATCGCGCAGATCGCTCAGTGTCGCTGTAGCATCGGCGTACGCGATGGTGAACTGCTCGGCATTGGCAATGATTCCATCCGCCACTTCGTCTTTTGTCTTGCCGCGCTTGTCGGCCATGTGCTCGATCATCGGCGCGGTTTCACCGGCCTGGTGCTGGCGTGCCTGCTTTTCTTGCTGTGCCCAGCCATCGCGCTCTAGCTGCGGGTAACGCTCGTGAATGTCGGCCAGCGCATCGGCGTGCCCTTGCTGTATGCGTTGCATGGCACTCTTGCGCGCCGACTCCAGGCGCTCGGCTTTCACATCCGCTTTTTTCTTGAGCCAATTAGGCACCGTCAGACCTCCTTGATGTAGAGCGTGTTGGGTTCATAGGCGCTGGCGTCGATCCAGTCCGACTCACGCCAGTCACCACCGCGATGCTCGATCTCGCGGACCACCGTGTAGCGCGTTTCAATGGTTTCAGTGACCGGATCGCCGTTGTCATCGGTCTCGCCCGTCTCCTGCGTCTCGCGCAGGACGAGCTCTTTGCCATCGCGCTCGACCTGCTCGGGCATCAGCGTAATGGGCCGCTTGCGGCCTTGAACGACGAACGAAACGCGCGTCACCGGCGGTGCCTGCTGGAGCGTCACCCACAGCACGCCATTAGCATCACGCTCGGCATGGCGGATGCCAACGGCGTTGGTCTCGTCATCGCCGACGAATTGGTCGCCGTGATCAAGCTGGGATAAGTCGATGGCGTTAATCGTCTCACCGTTGATGGTGTAGCCGAAATCTGTGTATGTTGCATCGAACCGTATCTGCATCAGAACCATCTCCCATATGCAATGTATTCTCCGTCTAAACTGCTTGAAATCCCGTTTTCAGTGTATGATCGTGCCTTAAAATCACTTGCATTGACCTCCTTAGACATGGCAAAGCGGATTTCATTACTGGATTTACAGACTGCTACTAGTCTGGGTGCAGAATTAAAGTTCTTTGGAAAGCTTTTGCTATTGCCCGAGTCATAAGCTCCTGCGCAAATCTGCGTCCCATCAGCCCACCGCGTCCACTCGCCATCACTATTAGAACCGGACTCGACGACGGGGTTGCCGTCTTCCCACAGTTCGACGAAGTTGGCTTTGCCGTCGCCTTTGAAGCCACCGCTTGGTGAGCCGTACTGGAGTCCTCTCGCCCCAATTCGGAAAAACTTGCCCCAGGTAATGGCCGTATCCGCTCCGACGGCATAGGCCCCACCAAGAATCACTTCATCTGTGCCACCTACGGGCCGTTGGTTACCCAGTCCTAGTATTACGTGTGGTTCATCACTTACGATCCCTTTCCATTTTTTGGAAGAATTATCCCAATAAGCATTCCACGTTTTTGCGACGCGGCCATTACCTCCTTGTTGGACATGGCGGTAATCGGATACCGACGTCTGGATCGTCTTTTTAAGTCCGTTACCTGTTGCGCCCGTAAGGCCGCCGATGCGCTGGTCATCGACAAAGGTATTAGTGCGCCCTTCTTCTGCAATCGCGCGCCCGTTATCGCCCCCTTCGGCCGCGAGATAGCCCTCGTGCATGACGTTGAGGCCCGCTGGCGCCCCGTGCACGTTGTCGCTTTTGTTGTTGTGGTCGATCACCGCATCCGTGGCGGTGTAGAACGTCTGCACCAAGTCGGCCGAACCAGCGTTGTTGCGGTAGAGGTTGAGGAACTCGTCCGTTGCGGAACTAGGCACCGAGAAATACTCGCCGTCGGGAGTCTCGTTGAGGCCGGTGGTGGTGTCGGGATAGATATTGCCACCGACGACGCCGGCGGCAGAAAGCAACCGGTCGACGGAGCCCTGCATCTGTTGGACATCGTCGATTAGCTGTTGGATGTCGGGGTTGGCCATGTTGCTTACCTCTCAGCGGTCATTGCGTATTGGGCGATCGCCGGGCTCATCGGTGGTAGGCGCGCGTGCGAACGGGGCGATCACTGAAGTTGCGCGAGGCGTCATAGCGGATGTCGGCCACGTCCGTACCAAACCGCCGTCGATGAATCTGGGCCATTTGGGGATCGGTCCAGTCCTTGCCCGGGATCTCCTTGAGCGTCGCCAGTGCCCCCTCGGCCAAGCATCGATCGTACTGGCGGAACCAATCGGGCAGCTCGACATCGACCTCGGCCGGCTCGATCGTGGCCCAAGCGACCAAGCTATTGGCGTTATCGGTTTGAGGGATCGGCACCAGCCGTATCGTGTACGGCCCCTCCATGAACCAGTAGTGCGGATTGGCCCTTTTCGAGCGCCAATCGCGCCCAAGTACCCGCTCGAGATCGCCGGTGTGATTGTATTCCAGCCAGTTGTCGCCAATCCGGGCGCGTTGAGGCGATACGATGCGCGTGCCACTAGGAAACGGCAGCGTGTAGCTCGCTTGATCGCGCACAACCGACACCGGGGTGAGCTCTTGCTCCCAGATATAAGATTGGCGGCACAGCTCCTCGGTCGCTAGGCGCAGCTCATCAACGATGACCGGCTCGGGGCAGCCCTCGACGTGGGGGCGGACCCTGTAGATGATCTCGTCGAGCTTCATTGCTGCTGCCCTTGCTGCTGCTGCGGCGCGGCGTCCCCGGGCATCGGCAACAGCCGCTGCAGCGTGTTGAACGCCTCTTGTTGCAGTTCCGCAGCGTATTGGCGGTCGGACGTATTGGTATCCAAGCGCAACGCCAGGCCGAGCGCGTAGCCCACAAGGACCTCTCGCAGATAGTCGGCGAGATCAAGCTCGTCGGATTCGTTGCTGGTGGTCACTTCGGTCGGCCTTTTGGCGAGAACCAGCTCGATCGTGTCGCCAGAGGCGGCCGGCGGCCAGACCCAGAAACGATCGTGGTCCATGCGATCCAGACCGAGGTAATACGTTGGCCCGGAGGGCATCTGCATCCAGTCTTCGGGGAGCATCCGATCCAGCTCGTCTTTGCTCACGTTGATGATTGTGCGACCGCCCGCGTTGCGCGCGCCCCGAACCACGCGCCACGCCTTGCTTGATACGTTCGTCAACGACTGCTGCGCGCCGGCGTCGAGCGTTACATCTTCGTGGGTCGAATGGACATCGGGGCGCAGCGAGACGATCCAGTCCTGCGCCCAGGTCGTCGCATTGGCGAGGTAATCGCGCTTCCACCGCGTATGGCTCGCATCCGATAGCTCGGTAGCGAGTCGGTCGATTATCTCTGTTCCGTTCATTGCCCACCTCGCTGTTCATGGGGCTCGATGATCCGCTTGACGCGGCGATCAACGTTGAGCGCTTGGTAGAAGCGCTCGGTGTAGACGGCCGACTCCTGGGCGGAGCGCTGCGATGCCCGACCAATCTGTTCGCCCAGGGCATACGCCATGACACCGTCGACCAACGCCGGCAGATAGTCGGCGGTGATCGGCATGTCCGTGGTATCGTCGGCAGCGATCGTATCGCCAGTGGGAGGGGCTTTGGCCGCCTGGAATTGGATGTGGACGCCCGAGGTCACCGGCGGGTAAGTGTAGAACACCCGCGGCTTGGACTCGTCCCAGTAGACCTCACGGACTTCACTGCCTGGCTTGCGCCCGTACAAGTCGGGATCGAACGCTTTGAGCGTATGCCAGTCGCCACTGACGATCGTGCGTCCCGGGGTCGATCCGTCACTTCCCATGTTGCGCACGGCCCCGAGCCAGCGCAGCACATCGTCCGGCACGGCATGCTCGTACCCCGAGTCAAGTTCCATCGTGTCGAGCTCGGCAAGGCTGTACGGTCGAAGTCCGGCGATCTCGCGCAATACGAATGCGACCGCATGCGCAAGATGGTTACGTGGCCACTTGTCGTTGCCGACATCCGATAGAAGCCGTGCAGCTTCGTCGATAGCGACATATGCTTGCATCGACGCTTACCGCAGCCCGTGCTTGGCCATCATTTCCTTGACCATCACCCGCACATCCTCGGTCGATTCGCTCTTGCCGATGCTCTCGCCGAACTCGCGCTCGGCGTATTCGATCAGAGCCGTTTTCGATAGCTGGCTCACCGGTTTATCGGGCTTTTGTGGCAGGCGGCCTTGTTCCTCACCGGCGCCGCCACCCTCGTTGGCGTCAGCCAAATCGGCACCGTCGGTCTCATCAAGCTCGACGCTGGGCTTGCGCCCCTCGGCGACACGTCGGCGGGCGCGCTCAAGTGCATCGGTGTCGATGCCTTGGTCGTCGGTCTCGGCGACGAATTGTTGATACGTCGCGTCGTCCACCTCGACGAACTCGTCCGGATGTTGCAGTAGCCGCGGCGTTTTGTCGGCCGAAACCGGCTGGATATCGCCATACTGCGACCATTTGACGCCCGTCCCGTAGAGGCGATCGTATTTGTCGGTCTGCTTGCCGACGTACTGGATATAACGGAACTCCATGACGGTCTCCCAAAAAAACGGGGCGCCCGAAAGCGCCCCGTTCTTCGCTTAGGTTGTCGCGCACCGATTACTCGGTGCCCTCGTACTGATACAGCACGATGACCTCAATTGTGACGTTGTTGTCCGGGGCGGTGCCCTGGAGCGTGCCGCGCACGTAGTGGTCATCGTCGAGCCGAGGGAAACCGAGCACCTCATCGGCCCGGTGGCGCGCCGATCCATCGATGCTTGCATCGTTGAGAAAGGCCGTCAGGTCGTCCTGCGATGTCCCGTTGACCCCCTTGAGGCCCAGATCGATGTCGCCATCGTTGGTGGTGTTGCCATCGCCACCGGTCTCGAGGATCGCGTCGATCGGACGCGCACCCCGCGGCAGTCGAATGAAATCGACCGTATTGTCGACCGCCTCACCGGCCGGGACCGTGACCTTAGCGCGAGCAAAACTCACGGTGCCCCACGTCCCCGCCGGCACAGTCGAATGATCGCCCAATGTGGGCGCATTTACGTCACCCATTGGAGCATCCTCCGTTTTCGGGTCATGAATATCCCAACGAAAAAGGCCCGCTCAAGGCGGGCCCTCAACGCTGGACGTGCCGGCGTTAGCTGATGGCCGAGTCGACCGCGTAGACGCCGTGGTCGGTCACCTCACCGTTGGTGCCGGTGAAGGTGGTCTTCTTCTTGCCACCCATGAACGACACCGAATGCTCGACGGTGTTGTTGTGATCCGACATCTCCTCGTGGAAGTTTGCGTAATAACCACTGCCAGCATCCTTACCGTAGACCTCGGCCAGGGCCTGAGCGCCGATTAGGGCCCCACGGTCCATCTTGGTGTTGGCCTGAACCGTGGTGATGTTGCCGCTCGAGTCCTTCTCGCGAACGTCGTCGCCCGCGTTAAAGCGGATCGGCCGGTACATCTTCTTGACAAGGATGCCGTTCCACATACCCGGCGTGCCGGCAAACAACGGATGCGACCAGCCACTGGCGCGTTGGTAGGCGTTCGCTAGGAACGTGCGCCAGGAATGGTCACCCGTCTGCGTCTGCAAGTCGTGCCACTGACGCGGGGTCACGACAAGGCAGTACAGCGGCTGCTCATCGACGGCCGGGTCATCGGGCAACCGAATCGGCTGCATCGGGAACGCCATCTCGTCGATCTGGAGACGGAGCTCGTCGATCACATCAAGCGTGAGCTTGTCACTTGAGCCGATACTGCTCACCGAGGTCGCCGAACCGACAACCAACCGACGGTTGGGCGTCGGAGGCTCGACCGAGTTGGCGACGATTTCCCCGAACTCGGGGTCACTCTCGAGCGGCACCACCCAGTCGTTGGCGTTGTCGAAGCCCCGGGCACCGGTCATGTGGACCATGCAAAGCTGGTCCTCGAGCCGAGCGGCCCACCCCGCTAGATTCGCCATGGCGATCTCGCGGAGCTGGTGGACGGTGCGTTGCTGCGTCATGCGTCCGCCCTGATCGACACCGCCCCGGTACTGGTCGATGCGCACGTCCATGGACGACGTCTTCAAGGGCATCATCCGGCCCTCAAGCTTGCGATCGCCCATGGTCGGCCTGCCGTGGACCACGTTGAACAGATCGACCGAGACCGTATCGCCGGCCGTATTCTGCAGGTCGGTGACACGGACGATTGGGAAGTCTTCCGAGGTCTGGCCGCGGAGCTTCTTCTCGGCCGAGCTTTGTGTCGGCGCGGGGCCGACCAAGTTGCGGCGAAGCGAAGGCTTGCGTTGCGTCTCCGAAAAAACAGCGACGCTAAAGGCCTTCTTCGCCGTTGGAGACCCAATGGGTACGTTGGTTTGAGCCATTGCTCACATCCTCCGGCATTGAAATGTTAAATGCCGGCTAGGAACTCCTCACGCTGCTGCGGTGTCATGCGCTCCAGGCGGGCCTCGATTTCTATCGGGTCCGCATCTTGAAGGCGCTCATGCTCCGATCGGGCGTCAGGGGGTGTGCCCCCAGCCGGCATGTCGGAATGCGACGTCGGCGGTGGAGCCTCGTCCGACGAGGGCGAGGCCTCGCCACTGCCTTGGCCGCGCTCGGAGGAATGGCCAGTGATCTCGGGGGCGTTGGGACGCAGTCGCCGAACAACCTCTTGAAAACGCTGCTGGTAGGACGCGCCTTGCCACTGCGGATCCTCTTTGAGCTGATTGTCCATCGTCTTCGCGGCTTCAAACATAGCCGGATCGTCGGATTGCCAGCTCGCCAGGGTGGGCAGGTTGTCGATCGCGCCCTGCACAGTTTCGGCCTCTTGCGCCTGCTCGGCCTGCTCCCGTTGGCGCTCGCGCTCCTCCTGCTGCTGCAGGCGGCGTTCGAGTTCGGCTTCGCGCTCGACCCGCTCCCGCATCATGCGGGCGTACTCGTCGCCGTACTCCTCGGCGATCTTGTCCCAGTCATAGGCGTTGAGATCAGTCGCGGTGCCGGCCGTTTGGTCGCCACCGTCCTGGCCTTGTCCGCCCTCGGACGTGGAACTCGTATCGCCGGGGTTGGCTTGGCGCAGCCGCTCCATCTCGTGCTGGAGTTGCTTGCGCTGCTCGCGCTCTTGCTTGAGCACCGAGTACGGGATCGTGTGCTTGCCGTCGGCCGTCTCCACGGGCTTGCCTTCTTCCGAGCCCGGCGAATGCTCGGAACCGGCCTCGCCGGCGGGTGTATCGCCTTCACCCTCGTCGCCCGTGTCTTGCCCCGCCGACTGTCCGCTTGAGCCCTGCTCGGCCTCGCGAGGCGGACGGGTACTGCCCCGTTCGCGCTCCTCTTCGGCGTTGCTTGGGTCCCCCCGCGGGTCGGCCGGCTGGACCGTGTTGCCCTTGCCGTCGTCACCGTCCCCGGCCAATCGCTGCTCAATTTCGGTCGGGTCCAGATCAGCCAGCTCGGTCGGGTCCAGATCGTCGATTGATTGCGGTGCCATTCCTCTACTCCCGTATCGCTGGGTTGCGTCGCTGGAACGAGAAAAGCCCGCAGGGCGTGCCTAACGGGCTCATCTCAATGGCTGCTTCGCCGCAGCCTTGGCGGGGCTGTATCCGCGCCCCTACGGAGTCGGTTGGGCCGGTGGCGGATTATGTTGCCGCATCTGCCTGCCACCGGCCCAACCGACTCCGTAGGGGCGCGGAT